CGCCGTGTGCCGTTGCTGATATGGAGTTTGATGAAGTGGGAATCAGCAACGCGGAGTGGATCGCCAATTGGCGATGGGTTCGCAACAAAGTCGAATATGTTTTTGACCTAGATAAACACCGCGCCATAGCAGAGGCCGAGGCTGCAGAAGCACTGCGCCTCCTTGCGGAGTATGATGACAACTCCTTCGGGACGCATTACCGCCAGGCCTCCAGGCTCGCCAAACAGTGCGCTGCAAGCGCTGTTACCCTCAAGGACAAGACATGCGACTTCCTGTACAAGACTTACGAAGCGCTAACAGCCCCCCCCAGGGTAGTGGAGGTTCTCCCCTGGTACGCGCCGAGCAGACTAGCACGCAGTTCCCTGCGTTGGTGTTGGCAACACAAGGTTATACTAGCAGGCTCGGTAGTCGCGTCGTTGATCTATACCGGATTTTACTTGTACTACAGGAATGCCAAGGTTGTGAGAGTTGACTCAGGGGATTCCCCCTTTGAAGTTAACACCCTAAAGGACCGCTGGGAACTGTTTTCCAGAACATACAATCCGCCCGCATACCATCCTGGGAGGCACATGAGACTGGCAGCAGAGCGCAGGCACGTCGAGCGCTTTATTGTCGATATTTTTGTCACACATCGCATGCGTTTTCGCGATGTAGGGGGAAGCCGCAACAGATGGGTTGAGAGTAGCGTATACAAACATCTGTGCTTCAAGGAGTTTTCTGGATTTGACATCCTCCGTCGCCAGAAAAGGCCTATCACTCCTTTTGAAGAGTGCGGACAGAGTGGGCAGGATTGCCCGCAGCGCCATTCCATCCATGGCGCGATGTTAGTCGACGTGGACTACTACATGTCTAATGATGACTTGGCTGAAGTAGTCACCGGGCCTACGTTTATCGTAAATCACGATTTCGCACGTGGCAGGCAAGGCGAGCTTGGGGAGGAAGGCATGGTGGAGGCCAGATGGCACAAGGAAGGAGACTGTGTCGTCATGACCTCTGAAGACGGGACCCCATATAAGCATCGCTGGCACACTTGGTCCAATGAGGGCATCGTTGTCGGGAAGAACGGAGCCTTCACCTACGTGCGAATCGGAAAACTCCGTACGTTGCAGATATATTACGCCTATCCAGCCTCTGGCGTATATTCAGGGTCTGACTCATGCAATTTGACTTGGGGAGGCCCTGAGCAAATATTCTGCCGTAATCACGCTATGGATGTGTTTCGCAGGCTCGAGGGAGAGGAGGAGATTTACGACATAGTTACACCGGGCGGGACGGTGAGCATCACTGGTAGAGTCATCAACCAGGTGGTGGCCCAGGTTGCGAATCTGGAGCGAGACAACAACTATTATTCTCGAGTGAGGGCCTTCACCCTCTCGAGATTGATAGCTGAAGGCAGTGATCGCAGCCTGGTGAAGTGGGTAGTTGAGGTCGTCATGGCTATGGCAGACAGCTTTGCCTATGAGTTGGTGAGGCATTGCAATACTGGGATGCAGCCTGACATGCTAACTGTGGTCGACCACACCCGCGAGCGCTTGAGACGCACCCTCATAACAACCTTGCGCTCATTCTATACTTCTACGTGGCTTGAAGGGTTGTGTGCCCGTAGACCTATTGCACGGAAATTGACCCCGTGGGTTTTCAAGGACATAAGGATGCCGACATATGAGGTGTACACTCCCCCCCGTCACCGGGAGGAGCGCATGCCGGCAGCTGCTGAGAACCCATTTCCAGTGCGGCGCCCGCCAGTTAATGCCGGCCCTGACGAGCGCCGAGGTGACCTTCCCGGCCAACACCAGAGACAACGCCAGCGCGAGCGTGGCATTGAGGGTGCTTCGACCGACTCTGGCCGTGCATCCTCTGCTGACAGTTCCTCCGATGACGGGGACAGCGATGATGATCCGCTGCATGCCATCCCCCCCCCCCCCCCACCTTATCGAGGACCAGCCGGGGACGAGATCACAGCACTTATCGTCCCGCCACCACCCTCCTTCGCCCGCGCTGGGAGTCCGGAACACCACCGACCAGTTGAGAATGATGGGCGTCCGCGTCGAGACAGTGGAATCACTCGAAGCGGGGATAGCCCGACTAGACGTGCTCCGCGAGGAGCTGGAAGGGATGACGACAGCGGGGCGGAGACGGAAACGTCCTACCGCACTGCTAGTACCACCCATGACGATCCCTTATCGGACGTCGAGATCGTCACGCATCCGATGCGACTTGGCGCCGTTCGCGGACCCAGAGTCTTGTTGGAATGTGGAACCAAACGGGGACGGACCATACTCCGATTGCACGATAGTTCGCAAGATCTACACTCGGAGCCGCCGTCAACAACCCTTCCAAGACGTCCAAGTCGTGCCCAGCTCAACGAAGTGCTGGAGAGAGTGGAAGAAGGAGTGGGGAGACCTACCAACCATACCCCACAGCGAGCAGAGCATTTGTTTTACCAAACGCTCCGTAATCTCGGCTTGCTCCCGACGGGACAGTCCCCTGCGCAACCTCGTCGCGGAGTTCCTCCAAACCAAAGAGATGGAGTGGTTGGAGGCAGTGAGCGAGCCGATGAACTTCCAAAGGTGGATAAAGCGCTATCCCATCCACCGGCGGGTAGAGCTGGAAGAGGCACGGGCAGAGGTCGAGGCCCGCGGCCTGGAGCGAGGGGACGCAAAAATTAGCTGCTTCATAAAGAGAGAAGCGACTGTCAAGAGAGTTGATCCGCGGAATATCTCGCCTCGGACGGACCAATTCCTTGCCACCCTTGGACCATACATAGCAGCGATGGAGGCCAAAGCTTGCAGGGCACCATTCATGGTCAAGGGACACAACCTTAGGGGGATCCAACGCAAACTCGGGTGGTTGGCGGACTACCAGAGTTACGTTGAGGTCGACTTCTCTCGATTTGATATGACGCTGACCCGGCATATTTTGGAGATTGTGGAGAACACCATGCTGACGAAGGCCTTTCCGAAAGAACTCCATCCAGAGTTGCACATCGCTCTGAAATTGGCCCGATCGCCAGCAGGAAGATACAGGTGCGGGGTTTCCTATTCTACCGAAGGAACCCGGTGTTCTGGAGACGCACATACATCTTTCGGCAACACGTTACTAAACCGATTCTTCACCTGGCTGTGCTTGCGCAAACTACCGTCCTCGTCATGGCGGTCAGTGCACGAAGGTGATGATGGGTTGATTGCTGTGTCGTCTCGCTGGGTCAACCAGGTGCTTTACAACCTTAGCTGCCTGGGATGCTTGGGACTCGAGCCCAAGTTGAAAGTAACTGACAATCTCCATGAGGCCACTTTTTGTGGGAGGAACTTCCATTCCACCACTGATGGCATCATTAGCACCTGCGATGTCCCCAGGGCTCTACAAAAGTACCACACTACCACCAGTGATGGGAAACCAGACATTTTGCTCCTGTGCAAATCCGTCTCTTACCTTTATTCTGACGGGCACACACCCGGTGTTGGGTTGCTCGCCAGTTCATTGGTACAGATTCTGATAAAGCGGGTGCAGTGTCAGAAGCAGTTCGAGAAAACGATGCATAGAGTCCTGAAAGAACGGTACGCTGCAGACGTACTTATAGGCAAGAAGAACAAGTACTTCATGGGTGATGTGCTAGAAAAGGCCCGGGCGTGGGACCCCCGGATGGTATCCCCAACTGTGGAAGCCAATGTTGCTCACACATATGGCATTCCTTTACAGCCCTTCCTCAGGAGTGTTTCGCAGTTCAGCTCTTGGGTGAAGTTCGGTCATGTGCCGGCCGAGGTGGAGGTCTTACAGCTTGAAACACTGGAGGACAAGGCCGGGACGGTGGTTTACACATGACTTGTACTTGTATGAATGAACTGCACAACGGTTAGGGCGGAAGGGTTGTCTTGATGACCCGCCGAAAGGGTGCCACGCACCACCGTACCCGACAGTCGTGGGGCAGCTGACTGGTGAACGCTTCGTCAGCAAATCGATAACAATGCCGTCCCGTAATACCAGGGCCTTAAAGAAACTGGTTGGGGGTTGATCGGTGCCCCCGACAGTCGTGGG